CACGAAGGTTTATATGATTTAGAAACGTTAATAAAAGAGTACGGTCTTCGTGAAGAAATAAAATTATCAAGCACAAAAACAGTAAGTGTTAGAAACATAACCTGGTATGAAATGTTAAACGGAAAAGGTTTGCGTAAAAGAATACCATACCTACGCGCTATCATGCGTTCAGGAAATAAATTAGATGCAGTACCTCGTATTGAAGTATCTACCATACATGCAAGTAAAGGTGGGGAAAGAGATAATGTTATGTTAATAACAGACTTATCTTATGGTCCTTACAAGTCATCCACAGAAACACAACAAGGCAAAGATGATGAAGCCAGAGTTTTTTATGTTGGTGCCACACGAGCTAAAAAAGAATTACATATCGTTCATCGCACGGAAGGACAGTATGAATATGAACCCATATTTTTTCACGAAAGGAACTGCGCATGATTTGTCAGGAAATTTTAAAAGAAGCTGAGAAACTTGTTGGCGGTGATCGTCAAGAAGATTATGGTGATAAATTAAAGAACCATGAAAACATTGCAAAGTTATGGAGTGCTTATCTTGATGTTAAGATAACGCCACATGATGTTGCTATATGCATGGGTCTTGTAAAGATTGCCAGATTAAAACACGCACATAAAAAAGATAGCTATGTTGATTTAGCTGCTTACGCTGCGATAGCTGGAGAAATAGATGAAAGAACAACCTAATTGGTTTCCTAAAGTACACCGCATGCCTAGTGAATGGGTTATGCCTGAGACATTCCCTGATCTATCTGGTTACGACGAGATAGCTATTGATTTAGAGACAAGAGATCCTGGCATTAAAGATACAGGTCCAGGATATATACGTAAGCACGGTGAAGTAGTTGGTATTGCTGTTGCAGTAGACGGGTGGAAAGGATACTACCCAATTGCTCACGAAACACCGCCCAACATGGACAAAGAAATTGTTACGCGTTGGATAAGAAAACAATGCTCTTATCATGATAAAAAGTATATTTTTCATAATGCTTTTTATGATGTAGGCTGGTTAAAAGCGATGGGGGTTGACATTAAAGGAAAAATAATAGACACTTTAATTGCGGCACCACTCGTAGATGAAAATAGGTTTCGTTTCGATCTAAACTCGTTAAGTAAAGACTATCTACAAGAATCGAAATCGGAAACCCAACTCTATGAGGCTGCCAAAATGTGGGGTCTAGATCCGAAAGGAGAGCTATGGAAGCTTCCAGCCTCACATGTCGGAGAATATGCAGAACAAGATGCAGCGGTGACGCTACGTCTTTGGCATTACTTGGACATTGAAATAAAGAAACAAAATCTTACAAATATTTTTCAATTAGAAACAGATTTATTTCCAGTTTTGTTTGACATGAAACAGAAAGGTGTCAGAGTCGATCTTGAAAAAGCGGAGGGTATAAAAAATGATTTACTGGCTAAAGAAAATAAAATCCTACGATCCATTAGAAAACTTTCTGGAGTGGATGTCGAAGTCTGGGCTGCCACTAGCGTGGCAAAAGCGTTCGATAAGCTTTCACTGTCATATGATCGTACTCCAACGGGACAACCAAAGTTTGACAAGAACTTTCTTGCGACACATGATTCCCCTCTTGCTAAAATGGTTGTGGAATGCCGTGAAATCAATAAAGCGCGCACCACGTTCATCGAAAGTATCACCAAGCATTCGTACCGCGGACGGATTCATGCTGAGATACACCAGATGCGATCCGACCAAGGAGGAACGGTAACAGGAAGATTTAGTTATTCGAATCCTAATTTACAGCAAATACCAGCACGACACGCGATCCTCGGCCCACTGATCAGAAGTATTTTTATTCCTGAAAAAGATTGTGAGTGGGGTATATTTGATTACTCGCAACAAGAACCACGGCTCGTCGTTCACTATGCTAGTCTGCGAAACTTTTCAGGTGCAGGTAAATTTGTTGACTCTTACAATGAAGATGAAACAACAGACTTCCATACAATGGTATCGGAGATGGCTGACATACCTCGTAAACAAGCAAAGACCATTAACCTTGGTTTGTTTTATGGTATGGGTAAAGGTAAACTTATGTCACAGCTCGGTGTGGATTTAGAAACAGCAAGCGATCTACTAGCGGCGTACAATGAACGTGTACCATTTGTTAAGCAATTGATGAATGATACAATGAACAAAGCTGGTAAAAAAGGTTTCCTGTTTACACATGAAGGCAGGCGTTGTCGGTTTGATTTATGGGAGCCTACAAATGAATGGGGCAAGAAAGCTTTACCATTAGAACAAGCGGAGCGTGAATATGGCGAACATATGATTAAACGTGCCTGGACCTACAAAGCACTTAATAGATTAATACAAGGATCTGCAGCTGATCAAACAAAGAAAGCGATGCTGGAACTCTCCAAAGAAGGATATTTGGCACACATACAAGTACATGATGAGTTAGACTTTTCTGTTGCAAGCGACAAGGATAAGTCTAAGATTAAAGACATTATGGAAAACTGTGTTGAATTAGCCGTCCCAAGTAAAGTCGACGTTGAATGCGGTGACAACTGGGGCGATGCAGGTGATTAAGATTTGGTTATTAATTTCTATGGTTTCATTGCCTGGTATGCCGTCTGTCAAACACACAGCCGAATTATATTTTAATCAAGATATATGTGAAAACCGCCGTGTTGTTATAGAAAATAGCATTTATGACAGAGCTGCAGAAACAGGAATAAACCCTGTATACGTTGAAACATGGTGCCTTGAATCAAATATGTTTGTTGAAAATAATTCTTGACTGTCCCATTAAATTAGATTAAAGACTCAATTAAATGAGAATGGTGCAACATTCTCCGAGTATGGCTGAACAACAGTCTCCAGGTTGTAAGGCACGGTTCTCGCAAGGTATGGTCGAATGACTGAGGGTGCGAGGGTTGGTACTGAAGTACTTGTTAGCATAGGAAATGTTGACTGGACGGGAAAAGGTTGGGGGTAGTCAAAGAATCCCCCTACTCACTTTTAGAAAGGATAAAGCATGAAACTTAAAAAAGACTATGAGATGACATTCAAAGAGGGGTTTCGTCTCGGTGTGCGTTTAACACGAGCAAAGGCTTGTTTGGAGAATGCACGTAATGCGAAAATACTGAACGACGAGTCAATGGTAAAACTTCAAATGGAGTTTGCTAATGATTGGACCGACCTTGCTAAAAATAGCGGGCGTAAGTTTACACCAATCACGGCTCACGAACCAGAGCAATCGGCATTCGATTTTGGCGACATCGAATACCAGGAGCATTTATCTAAGTTGCCGTTTAAGGAAACAGGATGAACATAAAGAAGTTTAAAAGTGTGGCAGTAGCCATAGATACATATAAACTATTGAAGAAACTAGCTGCCGCCGACGATCGGTCTGCAGGTATGCAAATCACTTATTTAGTAAAACAAGAAGCAAAGAAAAGAAAGTTGGCAGCATGACACTCATGCCTAAGTTTAAATCCTATCGTAAATTTAAACCTGATTGGAAGTATGAAATGAAATGTTGTGATGACTGTGGTAAGGAATACACCAAAGATAATATGATGTGCACGCAAGAAGGAAAACATGTGTACAATTGGTATTGCATTCGGTGTCATAATTTTAGATGGCCAAAGTCTGCGTAATTTGTGCAACGGTGGTGGTGTGTGTTTGGTTATGGACCACGCACTCACCCTTCCGTATGTACGTTGATGAATGTTCCAGAGAGCATGAGTATTATAGTAAGGAAATGTGTATCTGGATGTACTTGGAAATGAGAAAGGAGGAATCATGGCTAAGAAGGATTCTCTTAGAACTCGGTTATTAAGGGAGTATGCTAAAGTATCGAAGGTAGCGGTACGCGACCCACGGAACTGGAAAGAAGTAGCAAATCGTGTAAGATGGGAACGATTAAAAAAGATATTGTGGAGGCGATATGATTATATGCAGTCATTGTAAAGGTAATGGGTATATTAAAATTAGATTCGAGGCAGAGGAAGCCATTGAACAGTGTAAGGTTTGTCACTCACAAGGGCATCTCTCAAAAAATAAGTATTACAGCCAAACATGGAGTGAAGGGGTTTCGGATGAAGTCACATCATGGTATTGGGGACCGCCCTTGGACCCCGAATCATTCAAAAACTACAAAATTCATCCCGAGTAAACCTGTTGTAGAAATTAAAAAAGGTGATGAACCTCCTTTTTAGTTGTGTGAAGTAGTTTAATATACTATATTTAGTTGAAATTTTTTCATACAAACTCGAACTCCCGTTAAGAGTTACGCTCATACGGGAGTTTAAAAAGGAGGCCATATGCCTAGACTTACAAAACCTAAACCAGGATCTACAGGTCTTGTCGCTGATTTATATAAAGGTATAAAAAAAGGCCTAACATCTTCTGAAGCTAAAAAATTAGCTGACATGTTAAACAAAACAAGAAATCTTGCACAAACTAAAGCTAAAACAATTAAAAAAGATAAAATAAAAGAATCAGCTTCAGCATTTGTTAAACGAAGAAAACAATTATCTGCTTCTAAAGGTGCTGCAGGTAAAATGGCACAAAGAACAGGCCCGAGTAAAAAAGAAGTTATTGGATATGGCGCAGCTGCAGGTGCAGGTTTACTTGCTAGTTCACAAATTAAAAAAAGACGTAAGAAAAAGGAGAAGTAATGGTAGCTAGAAGACAACCAAAAAGATCACTAAAGAAAACCATTAGAAAAGTTATAGGTAGCCTTAAACCTGGTGCTGGACCTAGAATTAATCCAGATGCTATTAAAACTGGTCCTAGAAGAAGGAAACCTAAAAAAATACTTGAAGCAGAAAAAAATTTAAAGTTGTTAGAGAGAATGAAAGAGAGATTAAAAAAAGATCCTACTTTATTAGGACCAAAAAAATCAAAGCCAAAACCAAAATTAAGAGATTTATTGTACAGACCTAAAAGAGATAAAGATGGTAATATAATTAAGCCAAAACCAAGAGATCTTTTGTATAGACCTAAATATGACAGTAAAGGTAACATTATTAAACCTAAAGCTGTTCCAATGAAGGCAAGAAAGCCTAAGAAAAAGTAATGCCATATGACAGCTAGAAGAAAAGACCCCATAAGATCAAAGTTTAAATTAGATCCAACTAAAAATAAAAGAAAAGATCCTATTAAATCAAAGTTTAAATTAGATCCAACTAAAAATAAAAGAAAACCTCCTAAAAAATTACCAAGTGGTAAAGGAAGATTACTTAGTAGATGAGCGACAGAGAATTATTAAGACAACGGGATTTTTTAGACGAGTTGATTGCTTCACGGCTCTCGGCCCACGAACACAAAAAAAGTATGCAGTTAATAGATTCAATTTATTTTAATGACAAGCTACCAAAGAACGTCATTCCATTTCCATTAAACCGTATTAGGAGGTTAAATGTCAATAAATCTGCCAAACAGCCCCGTAAGAAAAATATTTAAGTGCGATAATTGCGATAATTATCATATAAAATTCTTCGACCCCAAACATGACAGAACTTATACCCCATCTGAATGGGAGCAAATAGTCACTGATGGTAAGGAAGCTTTATATAAAGCATTGCAAGTTGTGCGCGAAGATCCTAAGTTTTTTGCATAAACACCCCTTTCTATAGATGTTTTTACCCAGATAGAGTAACACTCTCTTCTACGCTAGAAATGAAGTTACCAAGTTACCAAGTTACAACCCTTATCAGCTACCAAATAAAGGTAACTTAGAGGTAACTTATACATTTTTACAAGTTACCTTTTTATATTTACAAACATAACTCGCATTGCATGAGATGATGAAATATTGTATAGTTTCTGGGAAGAAACATCTATTGAACAGGTGCATTATGGAAGAAAACAAAGAAATATTAATACCAGAGGCGATGTCAGATGCATTGTATGATGACAAAATAACGCCAAAACAGAGGAAATTTATATTATTGCTGGTACACTCTGAAGGGCTGAAGACTGCAACACAGTGTGCGATTGAAGCTGGATATGCCAAAAGAAGCGCTTTCATGATTGCATCAAGGCTGCAAAATGTAAATAAATATCCTCATGTGGTGAAAGCAATTGATTCAGAAGTCAGGGCAAATACTGAGAGGTACAGGTGTACACAGGAAAGATCTTTATCTACATTAGCTAGAATTAGAGATAAAGCTAGTGAATCAGGGAACTGGAATGCTGCCGTAGCTGCTGAGACCAGGCGTGGACAGATTGCTGGGTTGTATGTTGACAAGAAAGAGATACTCACAGGTACAATAGACTCCATGTCAAGAGAAGAGGTAGAGAAGAAGCTACAGGATTTAAAAGAACAGTACAGTATTGAAACTACGTTTGAGGAAGTTAAAGAACTAGAAAATAAAGCTTGACTATAAAATAGAATGGGACTATATAGTCTTAAAAAGGAGAAAGTTATGCATGTAGATAAATATGTAGTGAATAACATTGGTACAAAGTGGACTAATGGTAAAAGTAAAAAGAATCAGGTGTTGGATAGTCTTGATGGCACTAACGGTATACAATTAAAAAAGTTAGTTCCCTTGCTAGAAGAATGGTTTGAGACTGTTAATGGTGAGTGGGCTCATAGAAATGTTGAGTTGATAATCAATGTTAAAGAGGAGAAGTAGTGTTAGTAATAATTAGACCAGATTTGTACGAGTATACTGCATTACCCATGACAGATGATTTGTTTTGGCGTAGAGTAGAAAACTTGAGGCGTGCAGCGCTGACTGCTGAGGACTTTGAGTTTAGGTTGGTGTATTATAATCAAATGGTTGAACTGATGAAGAGGTGTCCATGAGTAAGTTTGATTGGTTTGTGATGGCGATTGGTTTGTTGATGTTAATAGGTTTTAAACCACTTATGATATTGATGTTTCTTTTTCTTGGAATGATGCATTTGTTTTGAAACCAGAATCTAAATACTGGAATACAATTAAGAAAAATACTCCTGGTATATTTTGGACTCGACTAGAAAGTTGGGCTATGCCAGGTGTACCAGATTGTTATGGTTGCAAAGACGGAATCATGTTCTGGGTTGAATTAAAGATAACTAAAGATAAAAAAATAAAGTTAAGCCCTTTTCAAAAAGCGTGGCATTTTAACCATGCAAAGCAAGGTGGAAGAAGTTTTATTATGGCCCACTACCTCGGAGACAGATTATCCTGTATCTTCCCGAGCTCCATTGCCGTGGGCCTATCCGCATTGTCCGTGGAACATGCTAAGTTAACTACGTCCATGCCAGCAGACGCAGCGTCCTGGAAGCAGGTACAGCAGTTCCTTCTGCATTGTCCATTGCCTCCATTACCCAAGGATTCCGCCGTTATTAGTAAGTAGGCTCCCCGCAGCTGGTGCAGCAGACGCTGATGCCGTGCTTCTCCATCAGCCAGAAACCTAGCATTTCTGGG